GAAATTATCCATTGGAATAAATGATCGGCTAACAGATGGGAGGCAACTGTTTGATAAGATTAAAGTGGATTGCTGAACGCTTCTAGAAAGGAATGATCATGTCTGAATTTAGCACACTTTCAGATATTTTTGGACGTAGCGCATGGCCCATGATTAAGGAAATGGGTGAAGTCGAAGTGTTCAATGTTGATGCGGATGACAGGTCGTGCTGCATGCTTCTCAATGGTCGAGAGTACAAGGTCAGGAGGACTCATTACCACATGTGGCATGTGGCGACTACTGGGTATTGGTGGACTTTTGGGTCTCAGTGGGAGTTGTTGGCTTGGATTGGTGATCGATTGTGAAGCGAGAACATCATGGAGACTTTTCTGATTCCAGACTCTTGACACACTGGAAGGTTAGTAATTTTATTGCCGAATGTTTGGTGAAGGGTTATCACATTGCTTATTATCATGATACTGGGAGGATTCATTACTGGAAGGATGCTACGAACGAATATCACATCATGGCGACGGATTTGATTATTTCTTCAGAGACAGGACTTGGAATTGGCATCTTTAATTCTTGAGCGAACTGGCGACAGCAATTGGTACATTAAGAATACTGAATACAATGACACACCTGAAAGGACTGCGGCTTGGATCAAGTCGCTGAAGTGCGATGGAAACTCAGTTCAGTAACTTATCACACAATGTTAAGAGGGGACTCACGACTCTCGGTGGAATCATGGATGAGAATTCACATGAAAAGGATTTCATCCGGGTTTGGTTTGACAAGGACTTGATGACTATTTCTAGAAACGGTGATTTATGGACTTTGACCTATAAGGGTGAAACAACATTGTCTCCATTGGATGAAGTTCCGCTTGCAGCCCGCTTCCTTCTTAACTACACGGTGAAGTACAATGTCTTCGATCAATAACATTAAGCGCGAACTTCGCTCATATGGTATGCGAGAGGCATATACTTCGGGTGGGGCGAATATTCTTTATTGCGGAGTCATTGCCATTCGCATCATTAATGACTACACTGTTGAGACATGGACACCGAGCGAGGCAAATAGTGGCACAATAAATACATACGATACGATCGCTCAACGCAACGAGGCAATTCTTGAAATGGGCCTGGCAGGGCTACAGGTGATTTGATGTATAATTTTAGTGAATTCACTAAAAAGTACAATATTGATAAACAACTTGATTGTGAGGTTATTGCTACTGAAAGCATTCTTATCGTCAACACTATTGACTATCGAGTTACTGTATATGGCTGGCCAGATAATCGTGTATGCGTTGAAGATAAAATTACTGGCATAAATAAGATCAAAAGGTTTGGACCCACTAAAACAGACCAGTGTGAAAATTGCCTAAAATCTTATTTGAAGATTATAGGAGTAGAGTTTCCCGAGGAGGAATAATGGTAGTTCGTTACAAAAAGATGTGTGTTGAACTTCTGGAGGCGATTTCAACATACAGTGAGGAAGACGCTGCGAAGATCAATGCAGCATTCACATCTAGTTCAGCAGTGGTGTACAGCGAAGGCAAGGTGGTGTTTTCAACCGTGGATGGTGAGCACACGATTGAGAAGACTAAGCAGGGCTGGGAGCACACTGCTGTGAAGGTCAGGTCAGGCAGTGAGATCACGGATGTGATCTGAGCACAGATATCCCCCGGAGTGGCTGGAGGCTCCGGGGGATATCTGTGTCTTGGGTTAGGGGCGCTTGGCGTTTCGCCTGAATCGCTCCCAGGCGGCCTGGGACACGGGGCCCCATATGCCGTCGTCCTCGACTCCGAGTGCTCGCTGGATTGCGGCGGTTACTCGGTCGTGTGCGGCGTCGCTAGCGTCTCCCCACACACCGTCGGGGTTGGTTCCGACGACGGACTGTGTGTACTGAACTCCGTAGGGGAAGTGCCTCCCTGCCCATCCGCTGGCAGCGACGACGGCGTAGAGTCGCTTCTCGGTGTCGGGTCCCAGGATGTTGTCTGGGGTGGCACCGATTGCGGTTTGGATTCCGGTGATGTTGCTGGTTCCGTCGCTGGCTCGGGCGACGGCGTAGTCGTCGACTAGGCGGATGCCGTAAACGACATCGTCCATGTCGCGCTGCTTGCTGGCGACGACGCCGCCGTTACCCTGGGAGCCTGAGCTCCCCCAGGAGGTGTTGCCTTCGACAGTGTCGATCTTGTTGCCGTAGGGGGCGGTGACGGCGATTCCGATGTGGTCGGACTCTCCGTCGCCCTGCCAATCGAAGGTGACTGCGTCGCCGGGGCGGACGTCCCACTTGCTGATGAGGACGCCGCGGGCGCGGGCCTCGTTCTCGCGTCCTGGGACGTAGGCGGAGCGCCATGCGATGCCGACGGTGGAGAGGACCCAGGAGACGAACATGTCGCAGTAGGGGACGCCGCTGGCGGCGAACATGTCGTTGCCGACGGCGTGGGCGTACCATCGTCCGTACTTAGTGCCGTTTTCGGGGTCAGCCCATCGACTGTAGCCGATCTCGCCCTTTGCGACGCGGATGATGTCTGCTCGAGTTGCCATTACTTGCCATCCTTGATTCCGGGGACATTGAAGGCAGCGACGCCGAAGAGTCCTGCGAGGACGAAGTTGATGGCGTCAATGTATGCCCCATCGATTACGCCCGAGACACCGAGGGCCACAAGTACGCCAAATGCTGCACAGTAGCAATAGAACCGAACCTTGGGGTCGATGCCTTTGGAGGGGGCCTCATGCTCACCCATTGTTTTTCTCCTTGAGGTAGGAAAGGATTTCTTTCAACTGACGGTTTTGTGCGTCTATGGTAGACCCGCCATGATTTGGTTTGACGTGGTACTGCACGTCCTTGAGTTTATCTTCGATATCATCTAGCCGAGCCACAACCCCCGGTCTGTCAGAAGTTCCCTCCCACGCCGCGAGCATTACGGAGAGATGGTCTAAGAATCGGGTAAATCGGTAGATGAACTTTCCGACAACGGTCATCAGTGTTATAACCCCAACCATCAGGGCTATGTCTAGTGTTTGAGGCAGATTAATCATCGGACAAAAATTTCTGCGAACATGTTGCGGGTCTCTGGCGAGTCAGAGAAAAGACGCCCTTTTCGATACGTGCTCCGCATGATGGAAAGCACTTTGTCACCATACATGAGCAGCCTCTCCCCTTCTCGCAAGTCTGTGACCTTATAGGCCCATCTTACACGATCGCCGCGAGGCTGGCGACGCTGCGCGAACCACGTGGCGCCGTCGATCCAGATGGAAACCTCTCCGTCGGGACAGCGGAGCGAGAAGGCGTATTTTGCTTTCCCAGACTTTTTCATGACGAAGTCATCGTAGTTGTCTGCGAACTTGTTGCTGATAGCATACTCAGCATAGTCTTCAGCATAGTTTGTGATGAATAACCCGAACCGAGTGTGCGCCACTTCTGACTGAAATTGCTCACTGTCAACAAAGTCAGTGACAATAAAGCCGTCTGCATGGCGGGAGACACCTTCAACAGGTTCAATATGAAAACGGATGAAGTAGGGGTTCATGATGGATACGGAGTTTGATAGCATGAGGCACCGGACTCTGTCCTGATAACGGTCTACTGTGGAATAAAAATCCATGAACACCTTCGCCTCATCAGGTAGATACCTCAGAGAGCCTTTATCAATGATAAACTCATCAAAGATGATTGTGTAAACATTTGGGTAAGCGATCGACTTGTTCGCCTGTGCCGTAGATAGTGGAATGAAGTACCCGATCGTCTCCCACTTCTTACCCACCTTGCGCTGAGCGAACTGCCCTTCAACACGAAACTCTTCGCCAGGAAACTCCGACTGAATATCAGCGAAGAAGGAATTACGCCCCTTCAATTCAGTCTTGTAACGTCGAAGGTAGATGAATTGTTGCCCCTTGTTGATCGCGTTCTTGATAACAATTTTCTTAGCGCCATAGGTCTTACCCAAACCCCGAGCACCCATAATCATGTTGAAGACACCCGCATATGAGAGCACCTTCGAGAACGAGTAGTAACTGAATTTCTTTTTCAATCGTGTCTCCTCACCGTCCACCACCGAGTGCCGGCAAGGCGATCGATGCTAGTGATTACAGGTCCATAATAAGGGTTTCCTCCGTGCCCAATCAAACGATTAGAGTCCACAACCATCTCTACGTGATCAGTCTCGGGATAGTAGGACCCCGTAGACCGCCACGCCATGACGATCATGTCACCGGGTCTCAGCATGGCGCGCTGCGCGGCCGTCATGGCCCCACTACCGCGAGGCATGACCTCTCTTCCACGGTTGTACTGGTCGCCCGTCCAGGTGCCTACGAACGTCCCTGACGTGTCCTTGTAGGCTCTGTAGATCGTGGATGAACAGTCACCGAAACCCGAGTTGTCGGGATCCAGGCGGCCAGGCGCTTGCCGGTACCCGAACTTCCCGATGCGTGACATCATCCACTTCAGAGCCTTCGCCCCCTTGGATCCGTCACCACCTCCACCAGGGTTACCGCCGTCGGGGTTGGGGGCGGCCGCACTCCCCTCGTTGAACCCAAGCGCATGAGCGTTGTTCCACGCGCCTGAGACGATTTCCTGAACCTTGGCCTCGGAATTACCCATATCCATTTTCCAGAGATTGATGCCCACCGGGGTCCCTACTGAGGTTCCGAAGCGCGTGCGTAGCCATACCAGGTTTGAGTTGTCTAGAAGCAGGTACCCAACGCCCGGCCCGACAACGAGACTGGCGAAGTTGGAGTTTGACGCCTTGCCGCCGTTGCCGTCAGGTGTGGTAGTGCTGCTGGATCCACTGCTGCCGACGCCGCTGGTGTCTTTTGACTTGATGATGTTGTATGCGGTGTTGTAGCGGGTGCTGTACACGCCTAGCACCGCGTCTGAGAGGATGGCGGACTTCATTCCGTCGAGATTTGTTCCGCCAACGCGATTAGCGATTCGCATCGCCCGTTGTGGAGACTGGTGGTAGGCGACGGCCCACAGAATGAACGTCTCAGTGTTGGTGTCGGGGTTGATTCCGTATTTGAGCGCCATGTTTCTATACGTGGCGTTGGCGTCAAAGATTAGTTGGTCATCCTGGATGTTACGGTTATTAAGCAGGAACGGCTTGAGAGCGTCACCGAAGTTTCTGGGTAGGTAGTAGGTGTTCCAGAACGCGTCACTCTCACTGTGTGCGTTCATGACGTTTCGGAAGTCTTGCGGTAGAGCCCCATACCCCGCGGAGTCAACGTTTTTCATCTTGTTGATTAGTGCTGCAGCGCGAGTGCCGTACCACTGCCCAATTCCCACGGTGATCGGGTCGTTGTAGTTGATTGCGGCATAGTTCATAGACGACTCGACAGTGCCGATCGCCTTGACCCACACTTTTCGCATTGTCTCATCCCAAGCCATTTATCCTCCTAGATAGACGTCTGCCCCCATTTTACCATGGGGGCAGACGTGCTTGTTAGAAGATGGAATATGATGCGTCAATCGCTAATCGAGTTCCTGCGGGGATGTCCTTCAAGGCGATGACATTGCCGTTGTGGTTGACGTTTCCGCGGAATGCTGTGGAGTCCTGCCACATTGTCACGTAGAAGTTCGTGTAAGGACGAGCCCAGGCGGGAAGCTTGAACAGGACCTCACCGCTCGTGACGCTACCGACCTCGAAGGTTGCGTGGATTGTGACATCGTCGCGCTCCCGTCGACAGACAGCGTAGAGGAAATTGTTCTGTCGCACGTTGTTGAGATTTGCGAGCCCGGTAATGTCCTCCCAACCGTAATTGACCCAGCCCGAGCCGCCGCGAAGCCATGCATCAAACTGCTGCTGGGCGTACTTGTAGCCCGCGGGCGTGAAGTGGACATTCATCTCGGGCGTGAAGAATTTAGCTTCCTGCCCGTTGTGGAACCACGAGCGAGACCCTTCGCAGACAACTGCTCCGTGTGGGGTGGCGAGTCGTTTGATCGCATTCGTTGTTGAGGCGCAACGGCGGGCGATATTGAACTCATTGTTTGCGTCACACTCATTGTAAAGTGCGGGGAGGACGATTATGTCTTTGCAGTTCGGGAACGCCTCTTTGAGTTTTTGCATGAAGCGCTCAAATGGCTGGCTGATATCGCGGCCGGTTCGGATATCGTAGATGAGGTCGATGATGTAGCAGCGCCCTGTTAGGTTTCGCTGGAACTCACTGATCTGGGTCGCAGCATTATTAAGCATGGCAAGGAAGTTGTTGTCATCGTTTGAGGTGAACCCTCCACCGTTTGATGCGTAGTTGTGGGGGATCTCCCCCTTGCTCCTGCACCAGTCGTCCCACGTACCGTTTGCGTATCCAGTAAGGATCGCGTTGGACGACCCGAGAATCAGTGTATGAGGATACTTGCTCACCCTGTTTACAATGCTGTTGGACTCAAGGTCGTTCAGCCGCCGATCGGCATTCGCCTTGTTGCTGTTAACCGACGATCGGACCGTCGTCAACTCATCCAGTACATCCTGCATCCCTTGACTGCTGGCGACGGCGATCTGCGACCCGTCCTTGGCGGTCGTGGTGAAGAATTTGCCTGAGGGGTGCTTCTCGAATTTCTCGACCAGGAGCGACTTCAGGAATTCGTTGGTCTGCTTGTCGAGTTCCTTCAGGGCATTCTTGAACGCGGTCTGCTGTGTCTCGAATACGTCGCGATTGGCTGCTACGAATTCCTTCACTTTCTGGTTGAACTCGGCGACGATCCGCTGCTCCTCTTCTCCGAACTCGTTGACATACTCAACAATGTCGGAGACAACCTCACGCAACTTGGAGAGAACTTCATAGTACGTGAGTCCGTCCCCATAGGTGAACGGCGTTACGTTATTGATGTTGACGGTATTGATGAGGTAGTTGGCCTCCTCCATTCTCCTGTAGATCTGTAGCCAGCGGCGAGACTTGTCAGCAATAGGCATTTTTACTCCTAGTACATTCCGTAGTTGAGGTAGTGGCGAGTACGGGGCTGGGCGTTGTCCCAAATACCCATAAACAGGTCGGACAGTTCTGCGATAACAAAGTCGTCCACATTCACGAGAGTGTTTCGATAGCGGGCAATCTGCTCGCCCTTGCCCATATTGTAACCCGTGGAAAGGGAGTGCTGGTTGTTCCGGTAGTCGTTGGTTCCAGTGCTGCTCGACGTCGAGGTCGACGTGTTCGTGCTCTTGCCCTTGGTGGACGCGTCGCTGATTGACGTCGCGTAGTCCCCATCTCCCGCTAAACGGCTCTGCGGGGTGTCAGACCCCACTGTACGGCCCGTAGAGTTGGTAGTGCCAGAGCCATTGCTGTCCTGCCGGTTCGTCCCACTGTTCTGCGACCGTCCATCTTGAGAGGTCTCATTAACGCGACGCCCACCATCTAGCGGATCGTTGTTGAGGAGTTCGGCCTCATACATTCGATTGTATCGGGGCATGATGCGCTCCATCTTCAGTTTGAGTCGCCAGATGAAGATATCTGGTGTCTCGTGCGCAATTTCTTGGAGCCAGTACTCACGCTTAATACGATCGTTCAGCACCTTGCGATAGTCCTCATTAAAAATGGGGTAGTCATCAAGGCCGATGTGGTCCCCAGTCACCTTAACAACGTCTTTAAGACGCATTGTGAACTGTGCGGGCATTACTCCGCCCCTTCCGCGTCGTAGGTGGTCAGGTTCTGTACGGCCAGATAGTCCTCCATGTTCGGGGCGGCGTTGTCGTCGACCGCCCACTCGCACGAGATCTGCAGCCCGAACTTCTCATTGATCTGCTCGCACGCCAGTTGACGGGGCTTCATGAACGACTCGCGTGACGCCAGGACCTGGCCCGAGTTTCCCGCGGCCTCCTCAACAACCATGCGCTCGCGTTTCTCGGAGTTGACGTTCATGATCCCGAGCATTGTCAGGGCCTCACCCCAGATCTTGGCCTTGGACTCCATGTGCTTGATGCTGGAGACGGCGCCCGCACCGGCGTTCTGGTTCAGTGGGAAGACGCCGATCATGCTGGCCAGGTTGTCAACAGCCAGATTCTCAGTTCCCCAGACCACGGGTTCGCCATCATAAATCTTGCTAATCAAATTCTGAACCGTGAGTCGCTGGTCCTGAGAACAGGCAACGATCATAGGATTGCGCTCGTTCAACAGATCGATCTCGATAGTGCGGTCAATCTGTGCGAGGCGTGCCGCATAGGAAAGCACAACATCAATCTCAGGCACTCTAATCTGGTTTCCCCAGATGCAGACGGACTCGCTGGCAGGCACGTCACGCGAGTAGACACCGTTTCGAGTAACTCGGTAGCCGGTGGGATTGTCCTGGATATCCAGGGGTCCCGAGATGGTTGCGGGCATTGCCATGAACATCTCAAAGAATGAGTCGTAGTAAAATACACTGTACCCATTATTGAAAATGGTTGTCTCAATGAAGCGTGGATCAATTCCGTTGGGGAGACCCTCCCAGGTGAATCTGGAAATGCACTTCCCCATCAGTTGGCGCCTGTACATGTACTCCAGCGCCGCCTGACGATTCTCGGACGTGGACGGCCTTGCAGCCATCACCTCTCGATAGACGGTATTCTTAACATGGTCTCGTTTAGGCAATCAAACTCACCTGATTCGTCTTGTCGATCCGATTGTTCCTGATATTGATTGTACCAATCCGCTGGGGTGACCGCCATAGAGTCACGCCCTTCTCGAAAATGCCCCGCACGGTCCCCTTGAAGGTCTCGGGAATGTCCGCGCGCTCGAGGTAGCACTCGGCCAGTTTCCAGTACGTGAACTCGGTCATCAGGGAAAGACGGCTTGGCATCTTGATCCATGTGTTCATCGCATACCCATAACGCAACCAGTAGTCGCCAACACGACGAATAGCGGCGTCGGAGAGCAGGCGCACGCGACAGTCGATCACCAGCCCGTTGGACACCATCGCGGCCACAGTTCCAGCCGTCTGCCCGATAACGGCAGGTGGAATGACCTGCATGTCCTGCTGCTGTCCGTTGATACTGGCGATTGCCGCCTCGTAGTCGCCGTTAGCGGCGAACTGTGCAAGGTCGTAGTTCGTGTCCCGAACCGCGCGCTGCTGCGTCTGAGAGATCTGTGAGGCGCCACTGGCCAACTGATTCTGGATGTTCGCCGTCGACTGTGCCTGTGAGTTCTGGATCATCGCACTGATCCCCGCCGTGGCCGCCTGACCGATGCCCGCGCCCACAGCCTGCCCATTGAGCCCAATCGCACCCCCAAGAGCCGTCATTCCACCCTGCACTGCCTGAACAGTAGCCCGCATGTTGTTGTAACGAGACTGCGAGTCGGCCATTGCAGAGTTACCCCACATCGTGTTCTCAGCACCCGCCTGGGTTGCGGCAATCCCCGCGTTAGCAATGTCGCGAGACGCCACAGCGCTGCGCTGAGCGCGACGCTGCTGCCACTTGGCGGAGTTGATCTGTGCAGCAATCGTGTGTGCATTCGAGGCCAGATTGTTGAGCCCTGAGTTGTTGAGCACTGAGAATGTGGGAAGTGAGGTGTATCCGGTAACCAGATCCCATTCCTCACCGTACTCATCTTCCTCATGAGTACTCGGGCCAACGAGTCGCTTAGACGCCCACTTGTTGTTGTAGTCCTTGACCGCGAACATTAGTTGTGGATTGGGCGGCACGACGTGCCCGTACTGCAAAAGCCCGATACCGGTAGTCATAAGCGACTCCGGGCGGAGTTCCACAGGGTTTCCCGTGTAGGTGGTGAGTTCAAGGATGCAGTAGGGGGCGGTCATGAACTTGCGGAGTTCCTGATACGCCTTTGGCAGCATGCTCATGACCTCTTTTCGGAAGTCATGGTTAGTCAACGGAAAAGCGCGGTTGACATAGACGTCGCCAGTGCCGACCTTGTACCAACTCACGCTCCCGATTCGCGTCGCATTTGCAGGATTCTTGGACACCACACCCTTCGGCACGATAGTCACAGAGCCAATGCCCTGGGCGACCCACGGGTACGCAGAGAGCGCTGAGAGCCCTTCGAGATAGTCGTTGCGCGACGTGACCCACACGCTGGCCGAGTTGGGAAGACCCTCGGCCTTTGACCCATTAGCCATCTTGAACCGGGGGCTCGCAAGGTTCCCCCACTCTGCTGCAAGGTCAATGGTGCTGGTGATGACGACGTCGTAGTCTCCGTTGAAGACGTCAGCAATCATACGTCGGTATGAGCGAATGACCTGGTGCTCGCCACCGACGTCGAGGCCTTCGGGCTGGGCGAGCCACTCGCGGCCGTTGTCGTTGAAACTGTCGACGGCAGCGATCCCCATGTGCCCGCGCTCGAGGTAGCAGCGACCAAACTTGACGCGCTGATAGTACGTTGACCAGACGTCGAGTTGAAGCGTTAGTTGCGTAGTATTGGGCGCTATGTAGTCTACGCTTGTGATGAAGTAGAAGAAGGCGTGAGGCGTATAGCCCTCAAAATTCTTCGAGTCAACGGGGCGGCCGGGGTTCTCAACCATTACATAGTTATACTGGTTTGCCCTAGTGAACGGCGTGGGAATACGAATCGGCTTCCCTTGAGCAAGGTACGTTAGTTGATTTATCTCGACCTTGTTGACCTTGTTGAACGACTTAACATACTGATAGGGCGTCCAGCCGTAAGCGTCCCAGTCAATGATGTCACGATAGGTGTTGTCAAACGGCACGTTGCACATAGTAATGACACTGCCCGCGGACCATACCGAGTAATCAAACGACAGCCCTGCGTTAGTTTCTGGTGGGTCACCGTAAATCTGTGTCATGTCTCCTCCATTATCAGTAAAGCCCCACCATCCCGGAGGATAGTGGGGCGGTTACTGACTCAGTATATCACGCCTGAATCTGGATTGAAATTTCCTTCTTGACAGGCTTGGTCCCGCCAGGAGCAGACTTCGTGTCAACAGTGACCCCAAGCACCGGGTACCCATTCTTCTCATCGGACCCGATGGTCAGGACGCCGTCGTTAGAGATCTTCGTGGCCTTGCTGGTCGCATTCTTGATGTACCAGTCGGTGGCGTATCCCTTGTTGGCGGGCGGGGTCTTCCAGACGATCTTCGCCTGTCGGACGGCGCCCGGCTTCATCACACTACTGGACGTGCCGTCCTGGTTGAGTGTCTGAATCGTGTCGATCTCAGCGTTCGTCTCATCGGCCGGAACAACGATCTTCGTGCTTTCCTTCGTCCCGAACGCAATCGCGGGCGTGAACGGAGAGGCCGAGATCAGTGACCAGTGGTGCAGCCAGTAGTTGTCATAAAGACCCTCGGGGTTCTGGATAGAGCGGTTCTCCAGGAGGACGTCCTTAATCAACAGGAACTCCCGCGTGGTCAGAATCGCACTAACGTCCTTGAGCCCAAGGGCCTCATTCGGGACAGTGATGATGTGCGACGGGGCCTCGGCGTCCTGACGGTTAAACGCAGCAGACAGTGAGGTGACGTCGACATTGGCCTTGAACTCGGGCGTTGCAATGAGAACAAGATTCTCAGGGCGAGCGAACGAGTGAACCGCCGCCGCATTGTATGCGGGAGTCGGGTAGCGCATCTTGTCAGCAGCCACGCGAAGCGCCTTAAGGGCGGCGTCGGTGTGCGCCTTGTCTGCGTCGAAGACGTTCAGGTTAGGGATCTGAATGCGATGGAACCCGTGCTTCTCATCGTAGGTCCTGAACAGGGAGCAGATGGTCAGGAACTCGGACCACTCATCCGAGGACGCGGCAACACTCATGGTCTGAGAAAGCATCTCAGACAGTCCCGTGTCGCTCAGGAACGCGCGACGGAGAACATCACGGTTGAAGGTGACCTTGAACTTTTCCTTGCGGTTAATCGTGTGGAAGGCACTGTAGGCCGGCGGGCGCGCCTGACCGAACACGTCCTTCTCCAAGTAATCACGGTTCTCATCGTAGATAGTGGGCTTGATGAAGTCCATGTGCACCTCTTCGATGGTGTCACCGAAATTCATCATGCCGTCCTTGAAGACAGCGAGGGGGTTGCGCCAGGAAATGTCACGCACAACCGTGGACCCGATCCGGTTAATCAGTGCTGACATGAACTCATTTCGAGAAATGTTGTCAGACATGATTCCCTGAATGGTTTCCTGAATATTGGCCTTAGTGGCCTCCGGAACTATCTCCTGATAGTCCCTGCGCGCATCCGAGCGAATCGCGTTAAGCATATCGACGTTTGAGACGTCATCTCGCAAGCGGGGCATAATTACTTCCTCGTGAATAGATCTGAGATTGACTTAGGCTTCCAGTTCCCATCGGGAACCTTCGAGTCAGGGTTGTCTCCAGATGAGAAAAGACCCGAGAGACCTGCGAGAGTTTTTCCAGTGCTCTTTACAGCGTCCGTGTCGATCCCCATTTCCTTAATTGTAGCACTACCCGCATCCTTCAAGGCAGTACCCGCAAGGTTGGCTGCAGCGCCACCAACCTCACCAATGCCACTGGCCACGGCCTTGGCGTCGTCCGCCGTCGACGCCACAGCCGCCTTGACGTCATCTGCAGTCATTTCCTTGCTGGCGGGAACATCGTCGCCCGCGAACGGGTTGCCCGTCTCGCGATCGGTGGGAGTCAGCATGCCCGAGAGACGGCCCTCGAGCTCGCCCTGAAGAGCAGTGATCTTGTCCCCGAAAACGCTCGCCAAATGATCCCAAGCCGCCTTTGTGTCCTTAAAGGGGTCCTCATCCTTAACAGGATTAGGCTCACCACCGGTCATGTTCCGGTCAGACGGGGACACCGCCTTGTTGTCACCATCAGAATCGCCGGGATCATAAACGTGTGACTCGGGCAGGCCTGCAGCCTTCTTCTGTTCGGATGAGAGATGTGCCGTGTCCCGGTTCATCTGTTGAGCGCGTTCCTGCTGATACTTCGGATCCGCAAGTTTGTCCCCGGTAACACCCGTTACCGGCACTCGCGTCTTGTCGGGCTTACTCTCGAGATTCTTTTTGGTCTGCTCCTGAGTTCGCTTAGCGTCCTCAGCAACATTTCCTGTCCCCTTATATTTATCGGCCTTTCCCATTTCTTCTCCTAATAGCAAGGTAGGCTAGGAACTTACGTTCCTAGCCTACCATTTTCACCCAATGTCAGCCAGTGCTACAAAGACTTGCGGGCCGTTCCGTGCGGGTCCTTATCACCGGATTGCATCCCACACGGGTTCGTAGTCACTTTGCCGACTTGGGAGTCTTCCGAGCAAGGTAGTCGATAAGGGCGTCGCGAACAATGTCGTCCGCGGGTCGCCGCTCAACCCAGTGCTGCTCATCGATGTCAGAAATGAGAGCCTTGGGGAGACGGAACTTGACAGTTGCCTTGTCGCTAACGGGTCGAGCCATGGTAAATCCAGCCTTTCAAACTTTGAGTGTAAATGTAGTGTCCTTGAGGACCACGCCTCCAGGAACTCTTGTGGGAATAAGTTTACCACCCCATTGGCCTCCCGTCAACATGTCGTCCAACGTTAATGTGGCGGCCACTGAGCGGGGCATTCCCGCGATATGCACGTCTAGTTTACCATCAATCTCTTCTGCATACTGCTTTGCTCGAATGTAAACAGATTTTGTGAAGTTTCCCTCATGCTTCCATGCTCCTAGTTCAACGGGATCAACCCACAAAGTCTCTGGGGGTGTAGTTGGTCCTACGAGATGCAATGAGTCAGTGTCTGCGTAAGCAAAGGTTTCATAATTATCTTGCGCTGCATTTATTGTCTTGCTCCGGGCGTGCGCTGTAATAAACACACCCATCGGGGTATACACAGGGTCACGTGTTTCCATTTCGTTCATCTCTAACGAGACTCGATTATCCTTCAAGACGGGATGCTTACCTGTGATATCGGGATTCGTGGCGAATTTTCCGTAAAGGCTGTTAAGGTGTAGTTTTGCAATTTGACGTAAGCCGCCAGTGCTATTCTTTTTAATTTCCATAAAGTGGTCTACGTATTCATCAAAAAATCCGTGCGAACCCCTGAACTCAAAAGTTCCGTTCCATGAAAGTATCTTTAAGTCGTAATGTTTCTTCCAAAGTTCTATGTCGATGTTTGTCGCGACAACTTCAGTTGGCTCATTAATTTCAGTGAGATATTCAGTGGGATTAAATGTCAAATTCTTTTTAATTTGAATGCAAGGAATGTGATTTGGTTTTAACTTAGCCTTAATTGTGATAGATGAAATGTAAAGAGGTCTTTGGGTTATAGGGCCTCCCTCAGAATATAATGGATCACCATAAGGAAGCAGTGAGTTGCGCATGACCGACGGATAAAGCGAATTGACGTCATAAACACTGCCTTCGCCATTAAGTCTTCTAGAAAAACGGGGAGAAGCGTATGTAAACCCTCCACGATATGCCTTCCGAATTTCAGAGTCGATCTCGGGGGACAAGATAGGGAATCTGCGAATAAACAGTTTTCCCGTCATCTTCTTGTAAGTTGCTAAAGAGTCTGCCCCTGCGGTCAGTTTTGTCATCTTCTCGGCAAACTGAACCTCTAGCGCTTGAGCAACAATAGCAACGTCATTCCTCTGGTAACGCCTCTCCTGTTCCGTAGGGATATAACCAATCGGACGGGGCTTCTCGTAGTCAATCTCGAGTTTTTGATCGTGAAGGTTGAATGCCTTGGCAATTGCCGACACGGACATGGGAAGTTTCTTGAATGAATCGCGAAACTCGATCCTGTATCCAGTCTCAAACACGACTGTGATTGAATAAAATTGACCCATCCGAGAAATGAGTGATGAGAACTGTTTTACACCAGGATTCTCTTTAGTCCAACTATACCCATGCTTAAGAAGCCAGTCTAGAATAAAAATTCCATCAAACTTAAGGTTGTGAAAATATATGTATGCTGCTCGCTCTGCAATGTGATGCATAAATCCGTCAAGAGAAGTGCCATCCACGTAATCAGACAATTTCCCTACCTTAATAATGCCCCATGACCACACTCGACAATCCTCTTCTTGAGTGGTTGTCTCAAAGTCGGCACAGTATGAAGGGATCTTCTTGTGACTGCGCTTAACGCTTAGACCGGCGACGTTTGCGGCGCTTATTGATTGGCGAGCCACTAAAATCGTCCTCCGGTCTAATCTTCACTGAGTTAATATCTTCAAGTAGGGCAAGCGTCTCGGAGTGTGCATTCTCCACGTCGTCATACCAGACGTCCTCGTTCGCTCTTCGCTTCTCGAAATAACCTTCTTTTGCTGCCTCATACATAAGCGATAACTGATTAGCAAAATCGCCGTTAACAGTCCACATGAGCCACAAGACATCATCAGGGATGTCAGTCAAAATATCGTAAAGAGCAGGGTCGCCAATCACATCAAGCATGGCGGCAATCTGTTGCTTGGCTGCCGTAATCTTCTCAGCCTTTGCTGCCTTCGAAAGATTATCAAGAATAGAGGTCGTCTTTTCTCGCATGGCTTCAGCGGAATCAAAATGAATCGTCCGCTTGTTCGGGTTCATGCGCTCAAGGGCATAGTGTGAGCCGCCACCTAAATAAGTCTTACTGGGTCTGAAATCGCGAATCCAGTCGCCAACAGTAATGTCACCCATGTAGGGTAATTTTGTTCCGCTCACGGCGCGCTCGTAAGCCGCTATGTCGTCATTATAGCGTTGAACAGCATGCTTATAACGACGAACGTCTTTAGCAGAAATGGGATTACCTTTACTGTCAGCAAAATACCAAACACTATCAGAATTATTAAACTCACTAAGACGCTCAAGTTCTCTCGCCGCATTCTTCAACGTCACCTTTCCGATCGCAGACTTACCAAGCGGATCATATTTAGTGCCACGAATGTCAGCGCCATCGCGACTAGTGGCCATCTTATACATTTTCCGGATCGCGCGATCGCGCTCGCCTTGAAGTAGTTCGCGAGCCTTATCCAGTTCGGAGCGATGCTGTTTCTTAGCGTCAGACTTCACTGAACCCATCTTCGCGGGTCCCGATGACATTTCACCTAGTGTGTCAGGCAATCCCAAATTGCCTGACAAATTCAGTCCGCCAACAAACTCTCTAACATCAGCGGCCGTATTACCAACACGCTTAGCGCCGCGCTTAAAAGACCTATAATGTTTAGCCCAATGAGACTTAACCATAGCAATACCCCCTGCCCCCTAAGGGGCAGGGGGCGTCACCATTCTATCCGACTCAAGCCAGCGTCACAGTCGTGTACTCGCGACCGCGACCAGACTTCGCCGAACCAATCTCCACGGCCACCGGCTCCGGCCATGACTTCACATCACCCAGAATATCAACCAGACGCTGAATCTGAGCAACAACCGTCTGAGACGAAGTCCCAAACGCCGCGCCATCCTTGTCAATCACAGTGATCGCCCGACGCGTCTCGGCCTCGCCAGTGTCTGTGTCGACCACATCATCCTCAGTGATCACAATATCCTTGATCTCAATCTTCTTACCTCGCAGTTCCTTGAAAGAAACAGCAGAGTTCTGAGCGGTAAAGAAAGCCTTCTTGCCGGCAAAGTCGTCAGAAAGAGAAGAGTAAACAACAGCCATGATCATTTCCTTTCGCGTATGGCTCGATTTCAATTCAGTGTTCTGGTGTTACCCGTCCAGCCGGGAATCTGTTAAAAGAGTGTGGGTTCGTCTTGCTTGTCCAGTACCACAGGAGTCCCAAGCATGTTTGTTGCCGCTGCACACACCATAGCGGTCTTATCATAGTCGTGTGGATACCTTATACACCCCTGTTGTTTGCCATTATAAGTAATCACATAGTCTTCGCGGGTGCGATTTAAAACAATAGTTCCGCGATGACCTGCAATGTAATACTTAGTCACATGCCGATTATCTGTCTTATAGTGCCTTACCCGCTTGACCTTATACTCCAACTTTGGAGAATAAATCCTCACGAAAAAACCATCACCAGCACCGCAAACAGCGCCATCCACAACAACCAGCCTCCAATCCTAGGCGCAGCCTTAGCCGCAATCATACCCCCAGCCACACCGAGAGCAACCCCGCCCGCACTAAGGCGCTTGCCATGAGCCCGCACGTCAACAGGAGAGTAGTCCTCATAAGAGCCAATAGCATTCTGTCGCTCATATTCATCCGCTCCCATTTCCTTGTCCATCCAGATCCACTCGCCATTAATGCATTCCCACATCGTTATCACTCCTCAAGCCATTTATCGATCATTCGTAGGGCCTTGATGATGTTTCCAACGGTAATTGTCAAAGTGTTGAAGCCCCATTGAAAAGTGAGCTGATCACCGTTGGGATCGTTGTCAAGGACGTTAACCCGTATTCCATGGACATTGAACGCGACCCAATCGTCTGAGTGATTCACGTAATAGTCTGTCCACCCACCAATCACCATACGCAACTTCATATTCTTGCAGGGGTTGGTGTTCTGTGTGTAAATCATTAAAAGCCCCTTACCATGTAGACGGCAATCTGCGTTCGTGAATAAAACTCAAGATTCTTTTCTAGATCGTGCCAATGGCCATCTCTCTTTTCTAGCTTCAATCGTGTTGACGAATATTGGATAGTTGCTACCTCGCCATTGTCGATAATAGTGCACCCCAAATCTTTAAGCAATAATCCTAATGAAAATCCTAGCACACCACCTTTCGAAATGTTGTGTTCCTCTTCGTTCGCTGTGGTTGATGTGTT